AAAACTTGTCGGTGATGGTGGATCAGCTATGTACAGTGATAGTCATCATAACACTATAACTCAACTCATCATGAGAGATGCCCAAGATGTTCAGTATGGACGACTTTACGGTTCTGGAAATGGGGCAGACTTTGGGTTATTAGATGGTGATGGCCAATGGGGTATTCGGATGCAAAAAGACAACAACATTATGTTTAATGTGAACAATTCTGAAAAAATGCGCATTAGAACCAATGGTAATGTGGGAATTGGGACTACAGCTCCAGCAGAGAAACTCACGATTTTAAACAACACTGATAATGTGGTTCAAAGCCAGACAACCGGTGCCACTAATTGGGCTTCATTTAGAGCCGTTACACCAAATCGAGCGGTGACTTTTGGAAATAATGATAGTGTTGATACCTATGGAATATGGGATGTAACAGGAAACACCTGGCGCATTGCTATTCCTTATGCCAATGGAAACGTGGGAATTGGAACCACTAGTCCAACGCAAAAATTACATGTAACCGGGAACATTAGAGCCTCAGGCAATATTCATGCTTCCAATTATTGTGATGCCAACGGAGCCAATTGTACTGCTGCCGATGATTTGAAAACCAAATGTACGACTGTAAATTGGAGTCAAGGTTTTGAGCTTGCTGGGGCAGAAAGACCGGATGGAAATAGATACCATGTTATGCCAGAGGATGCAAGCAGACGTTGTGAGCAACTTGGGTACGATTTTGGATTTGTGAGAGATAGATTTGGGGCCGCTCATAATGCTGGAATCGATGCAGGCTGGTGCGGGGCTTGGTCAAATGCGCGCACAGCATATTTTGATGAGCGAACTAAAACCTGGCGTAACACTTACGCTATTGGTGGTGCTTGTTTACACGGTGCGGTAGCTCAAGCAAAATGTTGTCATATTGATTAAAACTTTATTTTAACTCTGCAGCTTATTTAAATAAGTTCGAGCCCAGTAAGATTTTCATCTCTGGTTCGAACTTTTTTACTGTTAAAATACAAAAATTTAACGGTTTTTGTATTTATAAAATCATTCAAAAAAATCGACTAAAAGACAAGAAACTGTTTTTAGGTATTTAAATCTATTGGTTGTGTAAGAGCTTTTAGCAGAGAGTGAGGCATAACTACTTTTATATTTAAATATGAGTTAAAAAACCAGCAAGACTGGCTTATTGAATGTATGATTGAGTTATAGAGATAAAAGGTTAAAAAAAGTCTGGAATTTTTTGTTTATATGTGGTAGGTTGGTTTGAAGTCTTAACTTGAAATCGCTTTTTAGAGGGCTTCTTAAACAGACGTAAAAAACAAAAAAATTAAAACAAAAGTCATATGAAATTTTCAGCATTGTTGGTATTGGGGTTGGGAGTGTTAATAATTTATCCAGTGCTAACACAAGCACAAATTACCTGGGATGATGCTAGTAATATTGCTCCGGGAGCGCCCATCACCGCTTCAGGAATTCTTGAAATTCGAGATGCGGTAGCTGATATTAAAGAAGAAATTGATACCGGCTTAGTTGGAGCCTGGAACCTTGGTTCGGGAAATAGTATTTATTATAACAATGGTAAGGTAGGGATTGGAAAAACAAATCCAGCCGTAAGCTTAGATATTACGGGACAAGTGAGAACTACTTCAGACATTGAAGCGGGTAATGGTTCTGGCAGTGTGGCTTTAACCGTAAATGATGGCAAAGGTAATGCGAATGTGACTTGGAATCACAAGGGCGGAGTACCCGATGCAAACGGAAATGCAGCGCGAATTGAGGTTAATACCGATTCTGCCAATAATGCCGCTATGTATTTCGAACTTGGAAGTGGCGTAACCGCTGGCCAGGATGTAAATTTGAATTCTATTATGACCTTGAAAGCCGATGGGAAAGTGGGGATAGGTACGACCAAACCAAATGCTGTTTTGCAAATTGAGGCGACGACTAATTCAAATTTACTTCTTTCTGGGGGAACTAAAGATTTAACAGTTCCCAATGGCGAAGTTTTACAAGTCGGACATTTAAATACTTCAAATAATGCTTTTACTGAAAGATTAAGAGTGGCAGTAAATGGTAATTTGGGAATTGGAACCACAAATCCGAGCCAGAAGTTAGATGTAAACTGAAACGTTGAAGCGACAAAATTTATTTCAACTTCTTCATCGGCAGGAGGATCAATTTTGGAATACAATGGGGGAGTCAGAGCGATGGAACAAGTTTCAAATAGAGGGGGTATTCAGTTGTCATCAGCTGATGATGCTTTTTATATTGGGAATGGGGATGTGGCAAAAAATATTGATGCCAACTACTTTAACCCATTAGCCGAAAACATTGGTATAGCTTCAGACGGAAATATTTATTTTTACACAGATTTACAAGAAGGTTGGGGGACACAAAATACAATGGTGTATGACAATAGTGGAAGATTAGGGGTTGGCATTGCCCCAACCGAAAGATTACATGTAAACGGAAATGCGTTAGTGGCTGGAAATATTAACGCCACTGGCACCGTTTACCAAGGGGATGGGAAAAACATTGTTCAGTATAATGATGCTTGGTTGCGTTTAAATCAATCTGGTGATTTTACTTCGGGTGTCTACACACCTGGTAACTTAATAGCGGGAGGTAATGTAGGGATTGGAACTACTTCACCGTCGGCAAAACTAGATGTAAATGGAACAGCCAAAGCCACCGCGTTTCAAGGTAATGGAGCGGGTTTAAGTGGTTTAAATGCGTCAAATATAAGTTCTGGAACTTTGAACTTAGCTCGAATTGCCAATAATTCTATTCCAGCGGGCAAGTTGGCCGCTAACTCGGTTGGTATTTCAGAATTAAGTGCGGGAGGTACAAAAAATACTTCTACTTTTTTAAGAGGGGATAACACCTTTGCTGTGCCGCCAAGTGGGGCGGATAATTTAGGGAATCATTCCGCTTCGCAAGATTTATATATAAACAATCGGGCATTAGTGAGTGCTGGCGGATCAAACTTCGATTTTATAAAGCATGATGATAGTACTAACACGTGGAATTTTGGGAGTGATCGACCCGATATGAATGCAGGTACTTCGGGTGGAGGGTCGATCGCCACGGGGAATATTTCATTAAGCGGCCGAACGGTAGATTTTGGTACGGGGGCGCAAAGGATTTATGGAGATAACAATTCAGCTCTTTATATGGATGGTAATCACAGTTCGGTAGTACAAAGTATTTATCGAGATAAAGAAGATACGGTTTACGGTCGAATTTATGGAGATGGAAATGGGGCAAACTTTGGTTTAATGGATGGAGATGCTAACTGGGGAATAAAAATGGCAAAAGACACGTTTACGAGTTTTAATATAAACAACACAGAAAGAATGCGAATCTTAGCGAATGGGAATGTTGGGATTGGTACCTCAAGCCCTTCTGAAAAGCTACACGTTACAGGGAATATAAGAATGGATGGGAATCGATTTTATTTTGGTGGGGGCAATAGTGGAGATTTTTTTAATTACGCGACCCAACAAGGAATTACGTACCACGAGAATGGCAATGCGCAATGGCGTTTAACGGGTAACGGTAATAATTTTATTAATGGGGGCAATGTGGGGATAGGAACCACGTCTCCAGAAACAGCTTTGCACGTAGTAAAAGCAGGAAACGCTCAACCAACAGCTTTATTTGAACAAACTGGCACTTCACCAAACATTGCGTTAGTGGATGCGACGAACGGGATGCGACTAGAATACAATTCTGGAGCTGATGATTTAAGAGTACAGGCTTCAACAACTGCGGGCGCATATGATGGAGCGACAATTGCTACGTTTGACCGGACCGGGAATGTGGGAATTGGCACTACGACTCCGAGTGAAAGATTAGAAGTAGCGGGAAACCTGTTGGTTAATGCGGGCGGTAATTACCCTTATTTACGAATAGGAAGTCAAGCACAGGATAAGATTTATGCGGATAATAGCGCGGCAAAAAGTTTTGGTGGGGGGATGTGGTTTCGGGTAACGGATGCGGCAGGGACAGGCTACGTCGACAGTATTCGGTTAGCTGATACGGGAAATGTTGGTATAGGCACAAATCCAACTCAAAAACTAGATGTAGCGGGGACGGTAAAAGCGACGGCCTTTCAGGGGAATGGGGCTGGATTAACGGGGTTAAACGCGTCAAATTTAAGTTCGGGGACATTGAATTTAGCGCGGATAGCCAATAATTCTATTCCCGCTGGGAAACTGGCGGCAAATTCGGTAGGAGTGTCTGAGTTAAGTGCTAGTGGGACTAAAAACGCTAGTACATTTCTGCGTGGAAACAATACCTGGGGGCCAGCTCCTGGTGATAATTTAGGAAATCATACCGCGTCAACGACCATTAATGCGAATGATCAGGAAATTAGAAATATTAGAGCCTTACAAGGCAAAGACTGGGATGACAATACGGGAGGAACGGATAATAAATATCGTATGCTTTATCGAGACGGAGCGCACATGTTTTATGATGGTGGTGTTGCGGTTGGCGGCTGGGGGAACGGCACATGGTCAGATTTAGGCAGTGGTGATTTAGTAGTACAAAATCAAATGGGGATTGGAACGGCATACATGACTGGTAACCTGTCATCTGGGGCTTCACTGGCGATTGGTGATAGTGATACCGGACTCAAACAAATGGGTGACGGACAACTTTCAATTTATGCCAATAATGGGGAACGCATTAGGGTTTCATCGAATGGAAATATTGGGATTGGAACGATATCGCCATCCGAAAAATTACAGGTAAATAACGGAAATATAAAAATTGATATGGGGAACAGATTGATCCTTACGAATTCTTCTGCTGGTGGCTACGGCAGCATTGGGGCTTTAGACACTGGTCAGGGCTTTGATACCGTTATTACGTCTCGTGCAGCGGTGCGTTTTGTGATGGATGCCAATGCATCAGGGGCAGGGAGCAAGTTTTCGTTTGGGAAAAGAACCACTTCAGGCGTGAGTGCGGTTGACAGTGGATTCACAGAGCAGTTTGTCATTTTACATAGCGGAAATGTTGGGATTGGGACGCCGAACCCTAGCTCTAAGCTAACGGTGGCGGGTAATGCAGCCGTTCAGCAAGAGTTAGATGTCGGTTATGGTTTAGATGTAGGCTATGGGGCAAATATTGGTTATGGTGCGACGATTGGTTACGGCCTGGATGTCGGGTATGATGCCAGAATCCGGGGTGGGAATATAAGATTTGGGGCTGGAAGCCAAAGAATTTCTGGAGACTCGAGTTCGGCCTTAAATTATTATAGTGATCATAATACGGTAACACAGTTACTGTTTGCTGATAAACAAGGAACTTCTTATGGTCGAGTTTATGGATCGGGCAATGGCAGCGACTTTGGGTTGCTTGATGGCGATGGAAATTGGGGGATACGGATGCAAAAGGACAACAACATTATGTTTAATGTGAATAATTCTGAAAAAATGCGCATTCAAACCAATGGTAATGTGGGGATTGGAACCACGAATCCAGCCAATAAATTACATGTGGAAGGGGCTTCTGGAGGAGATCTTTTATATGTTTACAACACTAATACTGGGAATCAGGCAGATGGGATTGATATTCGTATTAATCGTTCAGTACCTACCTCTAGTAATGGTTTTGTGATTTTTAGAAATAGTGATGATAACATTGTGGGTTCGGTTCATGGTAATAATTCTGGTGGCGTTAATTTTTTAACGACCTCAGATGAGCGATTAAAAGAAAATATTGAGTCTACGGCTTATGGCTTAGACGATCTAATGAAGTTGCAGGTCCGTGACTATAATTTTAAGGCGGCTCCAGGGAAGTCAAAAACGGGGTTCGTCGCTCAAGAATTATATAAGGTCTATCCACAAGTGGTAAACCCTGGCAGTGATGATGTCCATCAAGATCCCTGGACGGTTGACTATGGTAATTTAACCCCACTCCTTACCAAATCAATCCAAGATTTAAAAGTAGAAATTGATGAGGAAGTTAAGCCATTGCTACTAGAATCGATGAAAGAACAACAGTCTCAAATCGAATCATTAGCTCAAAGCACTGAATCGCTAAAATATGAACTTGAATTATTAAAGCTTCAGTTAAAATAAATGATTCACGGCTTATATTCTGTTCAAAATATATGGTTTAGAACTTGAATCATTAACATTCTCTCTTAAAGGGACTTAAAAGTATGGGTTCAAAATTAGCGTTATGAATAAACATAACGCTAATTATTTATGGAGTCTGGGTCTTGTTTAAATGTTTTAATGCGAGTATAATAGCCAGATATTTTTTGAAGTAACTCCAAAAGTGTCGTATCTTACCTTTTATTCCTCTTTAAACAAACACAAACATGAAGCCTGTATTTTCTTTGGCATTGCTGGTAGGTTTAATATTCTTAAATGCATCTTCTGCCCAAGCTCAGATCACCTGGGACAAAGCGGGACAAATTGCACCTGGTTCTCCAATTACGGCGGCAGGGATAGTCGAGATACGAGGTGCGGTAGAACAATTAAGAACGGACATAAACAGTGGAACGGGAGGATTGTGGAGTTTAGGAACGAGTAATCGTGTTTATTACAATGCGGGGAATGTGGGGATAGGAACGACTACTCCGAATGAAAAACTGGACGTAGTAGGCAATATAGAAGCGACTGGGAGTATAAAAACAGACGCCAGAAACGTGATATTTGGAACGGGAGATCAAAGAATTTATGGAGATAATGGCGGTTTGTTGTTTGCAGATAGTAACAGTTCAACGGTAACGGGAATGATTTTTCGTGATAAAGAAGATGCGGTTTACGGCCGGGTGTATGGAGATGGAAATGGAAGTAATTTTGGATTACTGGACGGAGACAATCAGTGGGGAATGAAAATGGCGAAAGACACGTTCACGAGTTTTAATATCAACAATGTTGAGCGAATGCGGATATTGACGAATGGGCGAATTGGGATTGGAACGAGCGCGCCAGCGGATATGTTACATATAAGACCGATTGCCTATAGTCCGAATCAAAATGGAGGGATACGGATAAGTGATACAGGCAATAACTGGAACGCTCGAGTGGCGTTAAAAAGTGATGCTGGAGGGAGTCCTAGATTGACGTTAGATGCTCCGAATGGAGCGGAAGTGGTAACGGTGGCAAACACAAACAATGTTGGGATTGGGACAGCTGTACCGAGTGAGAAGTTGGATGTTAACGGGAATGTTGAAGCGACAAAGTTTATTTCAACCGCCAATACAGCAGGAGCCTCAATTATAGAATACGGTGGGGGAACCCGAGCTTTAGAACAGGTGAGTGCTCGTGGCGGACTACAGCTTTCTTCAAAAGATGATGCCTTTTATATTGGGAATGGAGACGTGGCGAAGAACATTAATGCGACTTATTTTAATCCGGAAGCCGAGAACATTGGGATTGCCTCTGACGGTAATATTTATTTTTACAGTGATTTGCAAGAAGGTTGGGGGACCCAAAACACGATGGTGTACGACAATTCAGGCCGTCTAGGGATTGGGATTGCGCCCACCGACAGATTGCATGTTAATGGAACCGCTCGCGCCACAGCCTTTATTGGGAATGGCGCCGGTTTAACGGCTTTAAACGCTTCAAACATTAGTTCTGGAACGCTTAATTTAAATCAAATTGCGAATGATTCGATTCCAGCGAGCAAGTTAGCCGCCGATTCAGTAGCGGCCTCAGAAATTGCGGCAAATGCGGTTGGGGCTTCGGAAGTAGCGAATGGATCACTCGTAGCGACGACTGAATTAAGTGCCGGGGGAACCAAAAATTCAACCACCTTTTTACGGGGTGATAATACTTGGGCTACGATTCCATCAGTGAACGCTATTCTTGATGGGACTCCTGGAAACTGGGAAGTGGCATCAAATAGCAATTCTAGTGCTTATGGAAGCGCGGCCTTAGAGGTTAGAGAATTGAATCAAGGTGGTGCTCAATCTGGAGCGTTAAGTCAAAGTCCTCGAGTGGCTTTCCACTGGGGAGGGCGTGTTGCCAGTCAAATTGGGATGGATACGACCGGTGCGATTAGAACTTTTAACAATCCAGGAACGGGCTATGAGAACTTTGTTGCAGAAGATATTGACGCTAAAGGAACCGTTTACCGTGGTGATGGAAAAGCAATTATTCAATACAGTGATCCTTGGTTAAGGATTAATCCGGGAAACGATTTTACAAATGGTATTTACGCTGGAACTTTACCACTTAGAACCGATGGTGAGTTGCAAGCGGGTAGTGGCGGAAGTCGTTTTATTGTTAGAACAAATGGAAATGTGGGGATTGGAACGACTAACCCGCAAGAACAATTAGTTGTGGCCGGAAACGTTGCCTTTTTAAATGGAACGGGGAACCAACTTTCTTTTAAAGAATATTCAGGGTCTCAAAATACGGGGCCGTCATTACAAACAGACGGTAGCAATACTCTATACTTGCGTCCTTTCGGGGCTGGTAACACGGTCATTCACGCTCAGGGGAACGGTAATGTTGGTATTGGCACCGATAACCCATCCGATAAACTTGATATAAATGGTAATATTCGAACCCGAGGTAGAAATATTTACTTTGGAGGAAATGGCCAAAAACTTGTCGGTGATGGTGGATCAGCTATGTACAGTGATAGTCATCATAACACTATAACTCAACTCATCATGAGAGATGCCCAAGATGTTCAGTATGGACGACTTTACGGTTCTGGAAATGG